CATCAGTTCAGGTTTCATTCCTGCGGCTAATGCTTGATAAAATTCGCTTTGGCGGACCGATTTTTTGTTTGCAAACACTTCGCGCTCGACATAAGTCTCGATTTGCTCATTATATTCGTTTGTCTCTATGATGATGGCCAAGAGCTTAACAACTTCGCGCCACATCATGAGGCATCACCCGATAGCGTGTACTCCACCGAAAGCGTCAAATGCGCCTTGAGCATATCATAGGCGGCGCATAGCCGATCGGCGTCCGGATTATCGAAGCCGAAATTCGCCTTGACGTAGGTCATCACGGCGCGCTTAATGAGTGGGTCGGTGTCTATGAGTTTGGTTTCATCCACCCCGGAAAGTTGCAGGTCCGCCTTGGCTGCATCGATCAGGTCACTGATTTCAGAATCAAAGGCGCTGCTGGAGATTCGCAGCGCCAGTTTTGCGTCATCCAACAGCGCCATAGACTTTCACCTCATCAGGACGTGGCTTCGCTGATTTTCACGAACGCCTCGGCCAGCGCCGGCTTGCCGTCGGCAACCGCAAGGCCACGATATGTGATCTTGCCGCTCTTAAATCCGGCTTCCCGAGACGATTCGATTTGCGGCGCTTGGGCGAAATTCATGTAGTAGTATGAGAAGTCACCGAGCAAAATAGTATTATCCGGCATATAGTCATCAACAATGACCGGATAGCCCAAGATCGAGTTCCGGGCTGCATCCTGCGCATTGTAAACGAAAATCGGCATTTTCATGTCGTCTTTGATCTTGCGCACGCCGCCGAACAGCATTTTGCGGTTCATGACGAACACGGCGTTGTTGTGGTACATGGTCGGCAGCAAGGCGAGACCATCGACCAGATTGTCATACCCGATTGCCGTCCCGTTCGCCCAGGTCGTGGAATTGTTCGCGTCCCACGTAATGCCGGTCAGGATGCCCGTCGGTTGCCCGGAGCCGGTGCCGTTGAGGATCGCGTTTTCGACCGCGATCGCCATTTGCCGGCCGATTTCCGCAGCGATGTATGCCTCGAATGCGTCAATCGTCATCGCTTGCGCGGCGGCGGAAATTTCGACCAGTTTGATTAGCTCGTAACCGGCCAAGTCCACGTTGATAACCGTGTCATCGGCCGGTGTGCCGTCGAAACCTTCCGTTTTCCATGCGGCAGCGTTCTTCGCGTTCGCCACGACCAGCGACAGGTTGCCCGGCACATACGAGACATTAATACGCGGAAACAGCGCAGACGTTTGGCGCAGCTTATCGATGATCATGTTCAGCGTCGTCGTCGGCACGGCGGCGCCGGCGCTGTTTGCGGCCGTGGTCAGGGCGCGCTGTTCGGTTTCCGTCAGGTCGCGGCCTTGCAGACGTTTCAGATACGCGCTGCGGTATTCCGGCGCGGCCAGAATTTCGTCTTTGGTCATGGATTCGAAGTTGCGTTGCTGCGGTTGCGGCGCTTGGAAGTTGAACGCGCCCAAACTGCGTGCTTCCGGGTCGCCTTCTTGGATGGCGATGATTTTCAGTTGCGCCTCCAAGCTGCGCTTCTCAGCCGTGAGGGTTTCCACTTCTCCGGCCAGCTTTTCAATGTCTGCGCCTTCCGCGCGCATTTCCGTGGCGATAGCCTTCGCGCGGTCTTCGATTTCCTTCAAACGTTTCAGGATTTGCTCTTTGTTCATTTTCGTTTTCACCTCAATAAGTGGATTTGAGATTTCGGAGTTTGCATTCCAATTCCAGCCGCCTCGCGCTCTCCAGCGCCCTTCGTTCCTTCTCTCTCTCCAGTTCGAAGAAACTGCGTGCCGAAATAGACGTGCTATTGTAAGCCGGGGTATCCACCGCGGCGACGTCCCAAATTTTCTTAATGCGCTTAATTATGCGCGTGCGGGTTTTGCGGTCATATTCCTCGCCATTGTTGTCGTAGTCGACCGAGAAAGCAAAAGACATCTTGTCAATGTCCCCGCGCCTGATGAGCGTATATAGATCGCGTCCGGCTGTCGTGTCGGCGAGCGTCGCCCGAATAAAAAGACCCTTTTCATCTCGAGTGAGCTGGAGGGTCTTGTTTCGGGTTCGCGCCATGATCATAACGCTGTCGCTGTGGTTGTACTTGAACGGAACATCTTGCATATCCGCACCGTCAAGGGCGCGTGAATCGATGATCTCCCGGTATTGCTCACCGAAAACATCGAACACGGCCGGCTCGTTGAATCGGATTGCATAGCCTTCGACGATCATTTCGTCATTCGGCGGGTTCTGCACCGCTCGAACTTCCATCAGGCGGTGTTCCTTCTTGATTTGGCTCACTCGATTCACCATCCTTTTTTCCGAGTTGGTATTCATTGGCTTTGTCTGCGTCGACGAAATTCAAAGATATGATGCGCTTGTCCCCGCCTTCAATGGGGGGAAGATTGAACATCTCCAGGCCTTGATTGATCGACATCATGCCGCGGTCAACAAGCGTATTGATAACTTCAAGTTTGGTTTTCGTCGAAGCATATTGCAGACGGTTGGCCTCGAAGATGATTTCGTTGCCGCGCTGGCGCTCCGAATCCGTGAACAGTTTCGATGTGAATTCGAGGCTCATCTGGATCGCGAGCGGTTCGATGGTCGATTCATAGAAGGCGTTCCATTCGTCCTCGGTATAGTTGGAGCGGATGATCTTTTCGTTGACGCCGAAGTACGAATAGACTTTGTCCTGAATCACCTTCATTTGGCGGTCGGTGACGATCTTCGGCTCATTGTTCAGCGGAACATAATCCGCCTTTGCGTCGGTTGCTGCCACGCCGCCGTTGTTCGTGATGTCCAGATAATCCTTGACGAACATATCCCGCTGCGCCTTCATATCATCAGGTTTGAGCATGGTTGTGAATTTCAAAATGCCGCGAAGAAAAGCCGAAGACTTCACGGCGTTGGCGATGCCCTCGTCGGTCGTTCGGATGAGTTGCAGAGTAGGATTCAGCGCCCGGTCGGACGGCTCGCCGTACAAGTCGTTTTTGTAAAAGAACCGGCGAAGGTGGATCAAGTCCTCATAGGGCAGCACGACGCTTTGTCCGCCGAGAAAATTGAACTTGCCGAAGATGTTGCCCTCGTATTCCAGAAATTCGACCGTCGCCGCATTCAGCGGGTAGAAGCCGCGAACCTTTCGCGCTACCCGGTCGACGTCGATGAACACGAATGCGTTGTTCTGGAGGTAGAGTTGCGTGACCACCTTATACAGAAAAGTATAGGCGTCCATATATGGGTTCGGGCGCTGACTCAACAACCGTTCGATGTCGGAGCCGGTTTCCTGCACGCGGCCACCCACCCGGCGAATATGCTTCGCTTTCAGCTTTGCGGCGTTGCGGGCGATGGCATCGACCGCGGACCGAACCACGTCGCTGTCGTATGGATCGCCGGAAAACGAGGTGAACACCGGGGCGTAGCCGTTGAGCATTCGCAGTTGCGTTTGCACTTTCGGTTCCTGCGGCCGGCGGCCGAAGATCATCTGGAACATGGATCGTCTCTGCAAATCATCACCCCCCTTAAATCAGCGCTTGGTAATCTTCCATGTGGTTGAACATCACCGTGTAGGCGATAAGCAAAGAGACAGCGCCGTCAATGCGCCGTCTCTGGTTTTTCCCCTTGATGGGCCGGATATTGTCGTTTTTATCCCGCTCTACCACGGTGTTTGTGAGGCACCATTTTAGGATCGGGTTGTTATTGTAATTGATTCGCTTTGCGCCCAAATCCGCGCCCATCTCTTTCATCGGCTGGCTGAGCGTTTGCGGGCCTTGGCGGACAATCTCCATCTGGAAGCCATGCCCTTGCATTTCATCGATCCAATATTGCGAATTCCAAGGATCGTAGCCGACCCATACCGGATAAATGCGGTATTCTTCCATCATCCGCTTGAACCAAGCCGTCACGTCGCTATAATTGACCTTGTTCCCCTCGCATAGCGTCAGTAGCCCGCGCTCCGCCCATATGTCGTAAGGGATTTTGTCCTCTTGAACCCGTTGCTCAACCAACTCAGCCGGGAGGAAATATTGCTGCAGCACATATTTCTTATCGCTCCCCGGTTTCATCAGGAGCAGCGTTGCGCAGGAAAGGTCCGTCGTGGCGGACAAATCGGCGCCGCCCACAGCATAGCAATCCCAGATTTCCTCCATGTCGTAGGTTTCCGGGTTGTTGATTTCCTCGAACGAGAGCCATGCATCCGCATCCGTTTCCCGAACATTGAAATCCTTCGTCAGCAGGTTCTTGACCAGTATCGGGTTGGCTTTCGCCTTATTGACCTTCGTCTGCAACTGGTCGACGCTTTTGATCGTCCCAAGTCCTGGGTTTGCCTTCGACCAGCAAGCCGGGTCCGTCCATTCGAGCCGGTTGTCCAACTCATAAATGATCGGCAGGAAGCGGTCGTCCTTATATCCATCGGGATCGTCGAGGCCATTCAGCAGCATTTCAGCCTCGTCATACTTCATGTCATAGACGGATTCACGCACCGTTCCGGCCGTCGTAATCATCACGATCAACGGCTGCTCGCGCGAACTTGTGCCATCGACGATGACGTCATACAGGTTTTTGTCCTTCCAGGCATGAATCTCATCCATCATCGCGCCATGCACGTTTAGACCATCGAGCGTATCCGAGTCGGAACCAAGCGGCTTGAATGTGCTGTCGTTCCAATCCGACACCATTTCGGAGACAAGCGGCTTGATCCGGCGGAGCAGGACGGGCGACTTCTTGACCATCCGCTTTGCTTCGAGCCAGACAAGCTTCGCCTGATCCTTCTTGGTCGCCACCGCATACACTTCGGCGCCTGGCTCATTGTCCGCGATCTGCAGATACAAGCCGATGCCGGAGGCAAGCGTCGACTTGCCGTTTTTCCGGGCGACAACCAGGAACACTTCCCGGTACTTGCGCGTGCCATCTATATCATGAACAAAGCCGAATGTGGCGGCAAGGAAAGCTTTTTGCCAAAGCTCTAGGTCGATCGGCTTGCCGCCCCATTTGCCCTTCGAATGTTTGCAAAAATTCTCGATGAACTCGATCGCATGATTTGCCCGCTTGGCGTCATAGACGTACTCGCCAGAAGTGTCGTAAACATCGGCCGCGAGCTTGCGGTAGATTCGGCGCACCTTGTCACCGACGACGACCTTGCCGCTTTCGATCTGCGCCCAATATTCAAGGATCGGATTGTATGCGAGCGGGTACTGCTTGCGAAGCGCGCTCATCGGTTCATCACGAATTCGTCGAATCCATCATCCTTCCGGACGCCGTCGTCATCCGATTCGGGCTTCGGCAGCATGTCGGCGAGCTGCTTTATGATGCTCTGATAATTTTTATTCATCGTGTTGTAAAGGCGAGCAACCGGACGCTCACGCTCGTAAGGCTCTGTCTTCTCGGACTGGCTGAATAATTCGACATACCCCTTCTCATCCAGGTCTTGCTCATAATCTTCAAGCGTAACACGCATGTACGCCGCTCGCCGAATGAGGCCATCAGCGACACCGGCGAGTTCTGCGGGCAAGTCCTTGTATATTCCGCGAAGTCTTTTTTCTTCTTGGGAAATTCTCCGTTTTTTCACTTTCTTCTGCTTTTCCGCTATCTTTTTTTGTTCGTCGATGTCCACGATTTTTCACCTCGATTCGGGTAGGGGGGTCATGCGCGTGTCCTGTGTGTTCTTTGAATGTGGGCGCACCGGTCCCTAAATCGCTTTAGTCAGTTGAAGACCCGGGGGGGGTGTCGCTTTACCCGACTAAAGCGTTCCGGTCCGCTTTTCAGCCACCGTCAGTCCCACCAATCCGGTTTTTCTTCCCAACCTTCAGCTGTTTTCACAATCTCCTTTTGCTCTAGGCATTTCTCGCAAAAGAAACGATCAACGCGCTTCCATTGCTGGCCAGATGAAATTCCCCAAGAAGGACGTGAACCCGTTTGCCGTGCTGTTTCCATGTAAACAAACTTGTGTTCACAAGACATCATCCTTTCACCCCTCCACCAAATTTCCTTGCTCATCAAACATCAATCCATCCCCCAATGCGCCGCTACCGTGGTGCTCTCGGTTGTGGCAGTCTTGGCAAAGCAACTCCAGATTGTCAAAGTTAAGCGAGACTTTCGGATCGCCAATATTCTCCGGCGTGAGCCAAATCTTGTGATGCACAATCTTTCCCGGACCGTTGCACCTTTCGCATAGCCCATGCCTAAATATAAAATAAGCGTCACGACATTGTCGCCACGCTTTCGATTTATAGAACCTTTTGGCCCAATCTTTCATAAACCGAAAACCTCCCTCGCGACGAATGTTGCGAGGTATATATTTCTTTATAGTTTTCTTTATATATTTTCTT